CATCTGCTTGTACACAATCTGTATAAGTAGAATCGTCATCTGAATGCTCTAGTGATACTTCAAAGTAAACAGAACCTGAAAGTGTGTCACCTTCTTCTCCTACGCTTACTACAGCAGTTGCTTCTTCAAAACCTTGTAAATCAATACCTGTACCATTAGCCGCGGCAGTTTTTACTCCGTTTATAATTGAGTTACCTAGTTCAATATTATTTGATAAATCTTGCATTAGTTACTCCTTGCTTACGCTGTTACTTTTAGTTTAGTTAAGGCTTCAGGAAGAACCACTTGACCACCAACTCTTCTTCTAGCAATGTATCTTACATTTCCAGTAGTAGCTTGTGTGAATGGGTCTCTTAAAACCGCTAAAGATACTCTATCAACAATCATGTATGCTCTTCTAAAGTCACCGAAAGCAACTGGATAAGCATTTTGTGTGACGTTAGCCATGTCAGATGCTTCAACATATGGTTGACCAAGAATAGTATTAACCATACCACCTTGTAATGTCATACCTGCTTGGAATGCATATTGACCTGCTGTATCTTTTAATTTTCTTATTTCAGCTAATGTACTTCTGTTAAATACAAAAACACCATTTCTGCCATATTCTGATTTAATGTTATGTACTAGTGAAATAAGGTTATCAGCAGTAATAGCTGTGTTAGAGCCTGAATTTATTTCACTAACTGATGAGTTAGTCATAAATCCTTCAGGTTTACCAACAGCATTACCAGTAACAAAAGCAGTACCTTCAGCTTTTGCAAATTGCTCTGCAAACTCTGATTGCATTTCAGCTTCTAGATCAAATACTGAATCTTCTAAGTCTTGCTCAGAAATATCTACTAGAGCATATTGCTCATGAGCAGGTAATTCTTCTAGACCTACGTTGTATCCAGTTGTTTCTGATCTTGTACCTGATTCTGAAACCCACTGTGCCGCGAATGTACCAGTTCTTTTTGGAACTTGGATTGATCTAGCACCTGTGCTTCTAATTCTTGCAATACTTCTGATTGGTGATATTTCAGTAACATCTTTAATCAGTTCTCTTACATACTCAGGTGGTGCTAAATAACCACCAGTAGAATCATTACTTACAGTTAAAGCTTTCTTCTCCATTGCATCAAGTCCTTCAACTCCTTTTCTGCAATACTTATCAAAAGCATCCATGTAGTCATCAACTTGCTTTGCTTCAAAACCTGAATTTGGTCTTCTTACAACCGTTTCTAGTTTCTCAATTTGGCTTTTGATGTTTTCAGCGTTAAGTTCAGCAGTTGTAAGTTTCTGATTAATGTCTTCATAAGAATCCATCTTAGCTTCCATTTTAGCTAATTTCTCGTCAACATTTGCTGTACTTTCGCCTTTTTCAATCATCTCTAATCGTTGATCATTTACTTTTTTAAATTCGTTAAAAGTTTGACCTAGTTCAGAGATAGCATTTTTTATATCTTCCGACATAATAATCTCCTATTAAGATTTTAAGGTTAAAGTTAAGTTCTTTATGGCTTCTACCAAATCTGAGTTTGAAACAGCATCACGCTGATCAAAACACTCATCAAGTGCTTTTGCACACATTTTTGCTTCTGAACGAGAAAGCTGAAAAGCGTCACGCAGTCCTTTCTCCCATTCTCTAATAGTAATGTCTTCACCTTTTACTGAACGAACAGTTGCCTGAGGGTTCATAGGAAAGGTTACTAACGACACTTCCATCAAATCTACTTCTTTGATAATACGTTTATTACCACGCTTATCATATGAAACTTCTTTTGGGTTTACTCTAAAGCCTATAGAAAGACCATCTAAAGCACCCATTTTTAATAATTCGTAGGCTTCTGCACCTGCTTGTGTTTTAAGAGCAAGTCTACCTTTAACCACTAAACCATGATCATCTTCTCTTATCTCATCAAATACACCTATAGGCATATCAGACTTGTGCTGATATAAGAGTTTTACGTTTTGTGGTTTTCTTCTTTTAAGGGATTTTGCGAATGCACCTGCTTCTATTACATCATTGCCTAAGTCTTTATTACCAAAAACAGAACCATATCCTTCAAAAGTTCCATAGTCTTTATCTTCTTCATCATCGTTGTAGGCTTTAATGCTTGATTTGATTTCAATAGACTCTTTTTCTACTTCTTTAGAGTCTTCCATCTCATTAACAGTTTCTTCTACATCAGGTTTACTTTTACCAAACTCAATTATGTAAGAATCTTCAGTCTCTTCAACTGCTCTTACATGCTTTTCATCATTCTGTGTAGAATCTTCTTTACTAGAATTGTACTCACTAGTACAGACACTTAATCGTTGATTGGAATCGGTGTATTCACTCGTCATAGTGTCATCTCCCATACATCTATTAATAAATTGTTGCCTAGACTCACTATCAGTTGGTTTTGGAATAGGCATATTACTTTATATAGTATCTTATTGGTAAGATTAGCACAATATATAGAGGTATGAAATTATGTTTCCATATCTTGCTCGTCGGCATAGATAATAACGCACCTACAATTAATAACATTAGCCGCACCACCTTTAGGATCACCCGCATATGACATTGGCATACCGCCAACAATAAAATCTTCGTTCATATCTACTATTTGTCCGTTAGCAGAAGCATGAGTAGATCTAGTTCTTGCATCATTAGTAGCAACCCACTTTTTTAACATTTTTATACCTAAGTCTTTTTCAACTTGCTTATGATAAGAATCATTAGCAAAAGATGCGGCGTTATGTGTTTCAGTTCTTGATATAAGAGCAGCTCTTGTTCTGCTTATAGGTAAGAACTTGCTTGATACCAATCTTGCAATTTCATCAAGCGTAAGATTGTCTGCTCTGCCTTGCTCTATAAGATTACTAATTCTATTTGACATTCTTGCTGTTATTCCTGCTAAAACCAGTTGTCTAGTATTAAAATAATTTTCAACTAGTTCTTCAAAATCTGTGCTTCTACCAAAAACAAAAGCTTCTTGCTTCTGATTTCCAAAATATTTATCTTCGTTAGATTTATAAGTAACTTGAAATATTTTTCTGTAGTGATTAAGAATTACAGGCATAAATTCTTCATTTAAAGATTGAACTGCTATACCTTCATTGTATATGCCAAATTCTTTATAAAGATACAGTTGCGTGTTTAAAAATTTTCTAAAAATAGTATTCAGTCTTTTATAAAACCTTTTTTCTAAATTATTTCTAAGTGCAAGTAGTCTTCTTGTTTCTGCTCTATTGCTTATACTTCTTTGTCTAAAAGAATTAAACCTTTTGCGATTAAGGTTCATGTCTTACTTGATAACGGGTGTCCTTTAGGAAATAAATCAGTATCGTGCTTTCCACCTCTAAACTTTCCAGTAGATAAGGCTCTTAAAAAACTATTAACTCTAGCATAAGCCCATTGATCAGATGAATTGACACTTGGTCTTACGCTTTGTGGATTAGTTCTGTAAGCACCAACACCGCGTCTAAATACAGCTTCTAACATTCTAAGTGTGGCTCTTTTAGTCTTAGTACTTCCGTGTTTTTCATTATGATCTTTTACTTTACCTTCAAGAGCTGTTTTTACTTTACCTGATAAAGCTTTTTCATCTTCTTTAGATTCTACATGATCTTGTAATGCGAATTCTTTATCTTCTTCTGTGATAATTTGTTGACGTTTTCTTTTAGCCCAAGAAAAGCCACTATCACCACCCCAAAGCAACCATGCAATCTTTCCTGCACTTGGGTATCCTTCTTCACCTTGTCTAAAGCCTTCTGCTCTTTTATCTACTTCATGCCTACTGAAAAAGCTATACATTCTTTTAACTGTAGAAATAGATAGCCTTTCTCTTGCTACTAACTGATTTGCACGAGCAACACCAACCATAGTGCCACCCCTATTAAACTTTTTTCTGAGTTCAAGCCCTCTCTTTGCTTCTTCTGCCATTGAACTGGTAGGAATTGTGTCTATATCAGATAACGCTTTTTCTTCTTGTAATAGAAAATCTATTTCTTTGTCTACATCATCTTCTTCATAGTCTTCTAAGTCTTCTTCATTAACAGGATTCTCAGGTTTAGGAACATCCTCATCAGATATTGGGAATAAGGTAGCAGATATATATAAATCATCAGCACCATCAATAGGCTCTAAGCCTATTATCTTTCTTGCTTCATTACGAGTCATAATGCCTTCTCTTACAGCACTAGTTACATTCTCATAAGTCTTCTTTTTTCTTTCTGCTAAAGCAGGTATTGAATCTATATCAAATTCAAGACTTAGCCTGTCATCAAATAGTGGAACTAACCACTCATTAAGGTCTGAAGCTATTTTTTGTAAATGTGGAATTATTGTTTCTTCATATAAAGCAAGTCTTGCTTCTGCTACATTGGAATATGTTTGTGCATCAGGAACACCTACCAATTGACTAGGAACTCCAAAACACATTGCTATATCAGTAGCTGACATATGCTTCAAGTTTAAAAAATCCATATCCTTAGGACTGAGACCCATTTCTTTCCAGTCAAAATCACCTTCTAATAGCATTGGTCTACCTGCATTAGCAGTTCCACTAAATCTATTGTTTAAATCTGTAAGTAGTTGTTGTCTCTGTGATTCAGATAAATTTACATTAAAACCTGCATCATCTTTTGGCTTAAATATAATTGCTCCACTTGGTCTTGCACCATTGTTAAGCAAATTTACATTATGTTTACTAGACATATTAAATTGATCTATTTCAACAGCCGCAGCACTCATAGGCGATAACCCATAATAATCATCTAATGGATTCCATAGCTTTACATGTTTAACCTCACTAAAACCATTATCTTGGTCTACAAGATAAGTATTTTGCACCCTACCATTAATAATATATTCATATTTTTCAGGTATAGGATTACCACTGCCTTTGATATTTATTCTATCAGGTCTCAACTGATGTAATTCTTTAGGTGAACCATTTTCTGCACCTATTTTAAGAATGTAAGCATTACCACTTAATAAAACATAACCAAATAAAGAATTAAAAAACTCTGAATACGATTGTAAAGGGTTCGGTCTGTTGAGTAAGTCTATGAGTGGATGTTGTTCTATTATTTGATCTCCTGCTTTTATTACAAAGGGTACAGCAGATGCTCCTTTAGATATTTCATTAACACAACGATATACGATTGCATTCTTTAAATATCCTTCTTTTGCTAAATCTTGATAAGTGTAATTCTTGGGTTGATCTGTACCAACACCAAAATAACCCATCATGTTTGATTGTTTGACTTCTTCTTTTTGCACATTAAAAAGTCTTTGAAAAAATGTTTGTTGTGCCATTAGCTTATTCTCCAGTTTACTTGTCCTTTAGACTTGCTAAGTTCGGTTAATCCCCATACTAAAGCATCTAATCTATCAGGTGAACTATTTGTTTCGCCAGTATAACTGCACATTTGCGATTCTAACTCAGGAAATACACCTACATGATGCACCCTTTTTTGTTCATACAAGGCTGAGATTGGTTCTGCTCTAAGTATTTTACCTCTTGTTGCTCTAACGCTTCTGTAAGAAACATTGTTGTCAATATTTCTAATAAGCCTTTCAACCAAGTCACCACCGTTGTTCACTTCTGCGACTATTCTATCAGCTTCCCATTCATAAAAAGCATTTATAGCTATTTTACCCCATTTATCAGGGGGATGTCTTCCTGATAAGTCTTCCAATACATAATACTCATTATTGAAGTCTTTTCCTACTACTACTATACCTGTTTCATCAGAATTTGCATTAGCAGTGACAGCAGGATCTATAGCAACAATAATCTGTGCTAGTTCTTTATCTTCGGTGCATCTATTTTGTTCAATTAAATCATTAGTCCATAAAGCACCATCAAGATTATCAATAATTTCAGCGTATAATTCTTGTCTACCTAAAGTGGTTCCTTCATATTTATCTTTTAACATTGCTAAAGCACTTTCCGCTAGATTATCTTCATTTTCAAAAGTACTTCCTGATGTAACGTGTACATCATCTCTAACAACTAATTCTTTTATCAATTTGGTTGGTTTTGGTGTTGTGGTGATAACGCATTGTGGATTATTACCTAGTCTTAATCCAAACATTAATTGATCAAAAGCTTCAGGATAACGCCATGCAGCAACTTCATCACACCATGCTCTATGGAACTGTGGTCCTCTTAATCTATCAGGCTCCTGAGCGGCGTATCCAGTTATCTTAGAGCCATTAAACAGTCTTATCTCTGATGTGCTTGATGAATAACCTTTCATATCAGATGATTCTAAAAAACATTCTTTGGGTATTATTGAAAGCAATCCAGAATTACCTCCAAAACAAACCCTTCTTAAATCTCCATGGGTAGGAGCAACTACAGCACAATTTACATTGTTATTTCTTAAGGCGTATAATGCTATGTCCTGTGCACCAGTTCTAGTTTTTCCCCAGCCACGACCAGCTAAGATTAACCATATATAGTGTTCTATAAATTTAGGTTGAAGCTGTTTATCTCTTGCTGTTTCTAACCAACTAATGCGTAGATTGTAAGCTTCTGACTCTGCTGTCTTCAACTTCGTCAAGGAGTTCCATAGCTCTTCGGAACGCTTCGTTTGTGTTTTCGTTGATTGTTGCATCTATATTATGTGTTGCTTCTCCTAAAGCTAATTTTGAAACTCTTTGTGTTATTGCTATTGCCTGTGCTATTGATGTAATCTGATTGGGTGCTAGTCCTTTTTTATTATTTTGTATATCGTTATTATTTTGTTGTAATGTTTGTGCGATAGTTACAAATACAGCGTCAGCAAGTTGTAAAGTTCTATCATCAGTTTTCATGGATTTATTAGCCATGTCTTTACTGCGTTTTTTATCAAGTTCTTTTATATATTCTGCTTGTAGTTGTTCCTTTTGAACTTTCCACCCTTCAGTTCTTGCAACTCTATAGACTGTGCTTTTAGCAACTTTGTATTGTTTACATAATTCATCAAGTGTTGGGAATATTTTCTTTTCATCACCGTCAACACCATGAACAAAATCATTTCTTATTTTTAACTTTTTTGTGTCTGTAAGTTTCGTTTGTTTAGATTTAGTGACCATAATTTCTCATATATTATCAGATAAATATTCCAAAAACGCTTTATTTTACGATAAATAGTAAAAAAACATATATATTATTCCAAAAAGGGGTTTACTTTTACATAAATATGAGCAATACTATATGTATAAATTGAAAAAACGCTTTAATTAGCAAGGAAAAATAAAATGATAAACACTCACATTCTAGAAAACGCAAAGTCTTACGCTTCAATATCTAACTTAGAAAAAGCATTAGATAGATATAATCTTACACAGTTCAGACCGATCATAATTGGTATACCTGAAACTACTAGAGTGACTGCAATATTTCAATTCCATAGAGTTGAAGATTGGGTTGTTGAAATTTGTAACAAGGGTTTCGCTGTTGTATAAACAGCGTCACATTTATAAGGAAAATAAAATGACAACTATTAAAACAAGACAAACAAATACATTCCCTGAAGCTAAGACTAAGTTCTTAGCTAAAGCGGAAAGATTGATGCAAGGTTATGACAAAATGCCTTGTGAAGAATATTCATCAGAGCGTATGGGTGGTTGGTTAATCAAAGATACTGACAATATGCTTATTGGTTGGGTTGGTAATTTAGGTGAGATAACTGTTTATGATTATAAACCTACAACTAAAGCAAACGCTAACGCTCAAAACTTTAGAGGTGTTAAATAATGAATTACGAATTTTATATTTTTACTAAAGAAGGTGATGAAGTTTGGCATTGGGATATATATCAAATTGATCAAGTTATTAATGATATAAAACAAAATAATAATGATGATAGCTTTAGTGTTGAAGTTCAACATTGGTTATCAGATGAAGATTGTGAATACATTGAAATATACCCTAAGAATAACTCAAGTTATTTACCAAAATATGTTCAAAAATATACGAATGCAGTTTTAAAAGGAATTAAATAATGATAAACGAAATGAGAATGAAAAATGTTTGGAAGATTGAATTACGTTCACCTAATAAATTATCTTACGATAAAATAAAAAAATATCTTGAATCTAAAGATGTAAAATTAAAACCTCTTAGAGGTAAGTTTGATACTTACTACATTACTGAAAAACTTCAGGTTGAGTTTGGTGTTGATTGTATGTTTATAGGTGCTAATGGAGACTTTAATGCCTTCAATGGTGCAAAATATGTATTTGAAGAAATAGTTAGTAAAGACTTTCCATTTTCAAATAAAAGGCAAGTAAGAACTGATTTGCGTGGTGATGAATATGTTTCTGAGGGAATTGATTTTTCACTTACGTATGCAAATGAAGTTAGAAATAAAAATAAATAGTATTCCAAAAAGGGTTTATTAATTTTATAAAATAAATTATCATTGCATCTACGTTGAAACTGGAGAAATAAATGTCAATTGAATATTTAAACCACGCCTTAAAAGTTGATGGTCTTACACCAACAAAAAAACTGATACTTGTAATACTTAGCAATTATGCCGATGAGAAAGGAACTTGTTATCCTTCTTATGGACATATAGCAAAGATGATAGGGTTAAAAGATACTAAAGGAATACAAAAAGCAATAAAAGAATTTGAAGAACTAGGTTATCTGCGTATTGAACATAGAAAAACAGATAATGGTAGTTTTACAAGTAATAGATATCATATTTTATTAGGTAGGGGTGTAGATACCCCTAGGGGTGTAGAAACCCCTAGGGTAGGGGTGTCAGAACCCTACAATACTAAAGATGATACAAAAACTAATATTGATGAAAAGTTTGAAAAGTTTTTTAAAGAATTTTGGGAAATATATCCTAGAAAAGTAGGGAAACATCAAGCTAGAAAAAGTTTCTTAAAAATAAAAGAAAAAGACTTTAAAAAAATAATTTATGCAACTAAAGTATTTGCAAAAGAAAATGAAGCTACAGAACTTAAATTCATTCCACACCCAACTACATATCTTAATCAACACAGATATGAAGATTTTATAGATAAACAAATTAAGGATAAAACCCTTAATAACCTTGCAGGATAATATTATGACAATAGAACAAACATTAAATGAAAACAGAATACAACTCAAACATCATCAAGAAGGAAATCAAAAAGTTAAATGTCCCCAATGTCAGCCACCTCACAATCCAAAAGATAATCCTTTGTCAGTTACTATTAATGAAGATGGTGTTGTTTGGAATTGTCATCACTGTGATTTTAAAGGTGGGAAAAAAACTGGAAATATATTTAGACCTTATCAAAAACCTGTTTATGTTGCACCTACAAAATTAGAACCAAGACAAGAATCTTTTATGGTTAACTTCTTTAAACAAAGAGGTATAAGTGAATCAACGATAAACGAATATAAAATCTATAATGAAAATAATTGGATTGGTTTTCAATACTTTGATGAAAATGGAAAATTAACAAACATAAAATATAGAACTGTTGATAAACAGTTTAGACAATCAGCCAACACTAAATCAATACTTTACAACTATGACAAAGTTTGCAAAGAAGAAACAGTTATATTTACTGAAGGCGAGATGGATGTTCTATCTTTAGCTGAATGCGGTTTCAATAATGCAACAACTTTACCTAATGGTGCCCCCAAAGAGTTTAAAGGAGATGAAAAAGACGCTAGGTATAAAGCATTAGAAAACTGCAAACTTAAAGCAAAAAAAATTATTTTATTTACAGATAATGATGAAAGCGGTAAAGCATTACACAAAGAATTATTACACAGATTTGGTAAAGATTTATGTTGGTTTGTTCGTATACCTGATAATTGTAAAGATGCCAATGAAGTGTTAATCAAACACGGTGCTTTAAAACTTAAAGAAATAATAGACAATGCTGAACCATACCCTATAGATGGCTTATATACTGCTAGGGATTATTTTGCACAAGTTAATGATTTATATGAAGGTAATTATGAAAAGCCATTAGAGATAGGCTTAGATGGTCTAGATGAGATTTATAAACCTATGACTGGCACGTTTACTGTTATCACAGGTATACCCAATCATGGTAAGTCAGCTTTCCTTGACCAATGCTTACTAAAACTTGCTATAAATCATGGTTGGTCTTTTGCTCTGTTTTCACCTGAACATTCAACATCAATGCACATAAGAAGATTGGTACAGATGTATTTAGGAAAATCATTTGATGAAGGTTTTTCAAATCGCATGACAAAAGCTGAACTTAATAAAGGGTTAGATTTTATTCATAAGCATTTTTATTTTATAGAAACTAAAGATAGCATTCCTTCTATTGAATTGATTTTAAATATCGCCAAGAGTGCTATATACAAGCATGGTGTTAAAGGATTAGTCATTGACCCTTTTAATGAAGTGTCTGCTGTTAGACAAGGAAATCAAAGAGAAGATGAACATATCAGAGATTTTATATCTTTATGCAAAAGATTTACTAGAGTATACGAAGTTATATGTTGGGTTATAGCACACCCAACTAAATTACCTAAATCTAATGATGGTTCTTACAGTCCTCCTACTGCTTATGACATAAGCGGTGCTGCTCATTGGCATAACCAAGCAGATGCAGTTTTAACAGTACATAGAGACTTTGATGAAAACTCAACAAGCGTTATAACTAGAAAAATAAGAGAACAGGGTTTATATGGAAAAATTGGAGAAGCTAAATTTACTTATAATTTAAACACTCATGGCTTCACCAAGTATGAAGAAAAAGATGAAGACTGGGACGATTATATATCTAGTTGGGATAATTAATTTCTTGAACTGGCGTATGCTTTTTTCCATGATATAACTACGTCTTTTCTTGAACCCCAACCCCATGCTGTTTTAGTTTCTTTTTCAACAACTCTAACAAAGTCAGGGTGCATAAGTTTCATTTTTTCAGCAGCTTTTGCTTGTACTTCTTGTGTTCTATATGTTGAACAACCGCCATCAGCGTTTGATTGCACTTGTCCTTGTGCATAATAATAACTAACAATATTTGGAACGCCATTTCTTAATAGCTGTAAAGCAATATCAAAATCTTCCATGACTTCAACGCGACCATGTTTTGCTCTGCCTTTACATATATTTAAGTCATAAGCCAACACTCTGATATATCTTGTATTTTCCTCAAAAAGTTCTTCAACACTATTTCCTACTTTTCTATTATTACCATTTCTATCACTTATACCGCAATGCCCATAACCCATATCCATATATCTATCTAGTAATTGAAATATTTTGTAATATTCATTAGGTTCACAGCTTCTTAATTTATGCCCATCACCTGAACGAATATGAAATTTCAAATCATCATCAAGCATACATATTCTTGGGTCATCACTTGTGTCCCATATATATTTTCTCACTGCTGAAATACCTTTCAAATGATTTGGAACAACAAGTAAGTTTTTATGCACTTTTCTATAATCATCAGCTTCGTTTTCATCTACGACAAGAACGCATTGTTCCCTTAAATCTTCAGGCATAAATCTAAGGGTTCTTTGGTTGTCTACTCTGCTTTTAGTCGGTATGAATATCTTCATAATAATTTCTCCTGAAAATGTCATCTTCTGTGCATTCTGCACCATATTGTATTTCAATAATTTTACATACTACGTTATATGGATTGGTTATTTGATGCCATGTTCCTAGTGGTACTATAAAATAATCATGTTTTTGCAAGGTTAATTTTTCATCATCTACATTGTTTTGATTATGAAAGATATCGCATTTACCTTGACTGATTAACCATATTTCTGAACGTTTATCATGTTTTTGATAACTCATACCTTTGTTAGGTTCAACAATTAATTCTTTTACTTTTACGCCATTATCTTCAAATAAATTAAAATACTCTCCCCATACTTTATTGTATTTTTCGTATTTCCAATCTTTTAAAATCCAAGAAGATGAGTTTTGTTTTACATTGCCACCAATACCTGATAATAATTCTATACCTGATACTAATATTTCAGGCACGTTATTATTATTTCTATCACCGCCATTACAGAATAAAATATTATCGTTAGGATAAAGTTTTTTTATTTCTTCTAATCCATTAATAGCTGTTCCATGTTCATCATTTTCATTTTTAATAACTTGGTCAACATTTTTTATAGATTCCAATATTTTTTTTCTTTCATCAAAAGGCATAAATGCTTTACCTTTTTTATTTATTAACCAATCATCATCATTCAATAAAATAATAAGTATATCGCCTTTCTTTGATGCTTCTTCTATTAATGAAATATGTCCTGAATGTACAGGGTCAAATCCACCACTTATAACAGCAATGTTCAATTAATTTTATCCCCTTCTTTTCTATTTTTTGCCCTGTCAAGTTCTTCTTGCATAGTTCCACAATGTTTTATATTTTCTCTGTAATAACAAACAACTGAAATCCTTTCAAAAGGTGCTTTAGAAGTCATTTTTGTATTCCCATGAACTTCATGCACATCAAAATAACAAACATCACCACTACTTAAATCAAAAGCACAATCATATCTTGGCATTACTGTATAACCACCTTCATATTTACCTGCACTTAAAACTGCCAAATTTCCTAATCCTTCTTTTAAGTCACCTGCGTCCGTATGATAAGCGGTTTGAAAATTTTTATTAACTGTTACTGTACTAAAAACTGTATCAGTAATAATAAAATCTTTGCTACTGTGGTCTACTACTTTTTTTTGTGCTTCATATCTTTCAGAACATGCTTCTTCAAACATATGACTTATATATTTTAAAAAAGGTATTGAGTTACTAAATAGTTCTCTATTTTTTTCAGTAAATGCTGTTTGTCTACAATAAGGAAACCTTGTGTTCCTGTCAAAATAACCTGCTATACCTGAATTAACTTGTTTAGCACGCATAACCTTGCTTAATGTTCCGTCTTGTTTTATTTCTCTGTATCTGTGACTAGAAATAGTTTTATGTCCAACTTGGTCATCACTATCTAAAGGACCTGCTGCCATACCTCTATTTTCTGATTTAGTTGCTGCTCCTCTAAGATTATAATAAGCAGTTTCACATACTTTTTTAGGTATCTTACCTTTTCTAAAAAAGAATAATGGTTCGCCATCTTCAGTATAAGCATTGCAATCATCATTGATTAAAATAGAATAATCATCATCTGTAGCATAACGACCTTTTAAATCATTGGCTTCTTCTTTTGTTAATTTGGGTTTTAAATAATATTTAGGTACTTCTTTCATGTTCTTTTTTAACAGCTGTAAAAACTATATCTGAATAATTATCCACTTTATATTTTTCTTTAAGGTTCATCAACATGCTTTTAAATTCTTCCAGAGTTTGAATATCATATAAAAGCATAAATTGTTTTATGTTTGTTTCAGGTATATCAAAATCTGAACTTATGTTAAGGCTTTCAAATTCTTCATCAACTTCAGGTTCAGCAAATTTTAAAAAGTTTTCTTTAGTGATTTTTTGTATTTCATCAAAATCAAATCCTGTTAATTTTAAATCAAAATCGCCTTCTACTAATTTGTTAAATTCTAATGACAAAGATTCAGAGTCCCATTCTGAAAAATCTTGTGCTTTATTATCCATAATTCTGAAAGCGGTTTTTTGTTCCTCAGATAATCCTGAAGCTATTTTTACTGGAACTTCATCAATTTCTAATAACTTGGCTGCTTTGATTCTTGAATGACCTGCAAGAATAATCATATCTTCATCTACAACTACTGGTACTTGCCATCCAAAATTCTTAATGCTTTCAGCAACCCTTTGCACAGTTTTTTCATTTATTCTTGGGTTGTTTTCATAAGGTATTATTTTTTCAACTTTTGTTAAACTGGTTATAAATTCCATTAGTCTCTACTCCATATAGGCGGTGTAACGCCATAAAAGTCATTAGGCTGTACTTTGCCATGAGTGACTTCATATATTATTAACATTTCTTCTTTTCTTGGTATTCTTGTACCTAATATCCACTTAGCCAAAGTGCCTTGGGGAACTTTTATTCCTTTAGCCATTTCTATTTCATCAATAAAAGAACTTTGAGTGTGTTTATTTTCTACAAGATATTTTTTTAATTTCATAAATAATAGTTTTAAATATTCCAAAAATGAATTATACTTTATTATTGATAATTTGAACACCCATAAGGGGATAATAATATGAGTAGCAACAATCCATTTGACAATTATGATATTGAACATTTATCAGCATCATCAATAAACACATACATACAAGATCCTTGTATGTTTATCTTGCGTTATTTATTTAAACATAAAAGTCCTAGCAATCCAGCAATGTGGAGGGGTACTGTAGTTGATGAAGGAATAGGTGAAGCATTGACAACGAATAAAACAACAAAAAAAATAATTAAGAATGCTATTTCTAGGTTTGATGGTTTATATGAATATACCGCAAAAGAGCATAAAGTTGACACAAATAAGTTAGCAAAAGAAAGAGATTTAGTGCCTAGATACCTTGATACTGCGATTCCGTATTATCAAGAAATGGGCGAACCAGTTTCCTATCAAAAGGAAATAAGATTGCAGATAGATGAAGTTCCAGTTGATATTTTGGGATACATTGATTTGCAATATGAAGGATTAGTAAGAGATATAAAGACAGTTAGTCGTTTACCTAGTGCTATTCCTGATGCTGTTAATAGACAGTTATCTATATATGCTGTAGCTGAAAATTGCGATGCTATGGTTGATTATGTGTATGTAACTTCTAAAAAAGCAGAAATGATAAGTATGCAAGTTGAAAATATTGATGAGCATATAAAAACAGTAAAAAAGGTGGCTTATGCAATTATGAACCTACTTTCTTACTCTGATGATAAAAACCAAATAGCAAGTTTATTTTATCCTAACTATGACTCATGGTTGTGGGGTAAAGATGAAATAGAATTAGCTAAAACCATATGGAGATGATATGAAATTAAATGAAGTAATAAATGAAATAGCAAATTTGCCTAATGAAGATAAGGTAAATATAAGAGGTAAGTATTATACAACTGTAGATACACGTTTGCAGGCGTTTAGAAACACTTTTGGAACTAACGCTAATATAACTACTGAAATTGTCTTGAACGATCTTGAGAGGGTTGTTGTTAAAGCAACCGTTTCTATTTATCAAGACGGTGTTTGGAGAGATATAGGAAATGATTATGCTGAAGAATTTAGAAATCAAGGTCCTGTAAATAAGACTAGTGCCTTAGAAAATTGCACCACATCAGCTATAGGTAGGGCATTGGCTAACTGTGGACTGGGTGGCGGTGAATACGCTTCAGCATTTGAAGTAGATAATGCTATAAACAATAAACAAACTGCACCTGATTTATCTAAAGGATATATATTTGTTAATAAAGATGGTCATAAAATAGGACATAGTAATAATGAAAAAGAATACCTAGAAAAATGTAGACAACAACTAAGCGATCCTGCAGATCCTGATCATCATGCGTTATTTAGAGCAAACACAAAAGAAATAAAAAAAGCTTACGAAAACACTGATATGAACAGTCCTGAATGTGTAGCCTACGAAAAACTTATAAAGATATATGAAAAAGCGTAAATTAACATTAGATGATTGTGTATATCTATGTATGAAAGATGGTAAATGGTGGACTTTTTGGAAACTACAACAAAAAATAAAAGATAAAACTGGTAATTTTTTCGGAGAACCATCAATTAGTGCCGCTATACGCGATCTTAGGAAAGAACCACAAAGGGTAAAATATGATTTACCCTTATATGGTGAAATAGTTGAGAAAAAAAGAATGTTTAATAGCAAAGGCTATGAATATAAATTAAATATAAAAGGAGAAATAAAATGAATGATAAATTTGAAATGAAAGAAGGAACTGGTAGTTTGTGGCATGAAACTAATTGTTCTGTTGTAAGGAAAGGTAAGATAAAAATTGATGGTCAAGAACGCTACGCTTCAATTTTAAAATATACTCATCAAGGCGTTGATAAATATGAATTATCAATTAGCATTGGTTTATTACATATCAACGAACCTGAGAACAAACAATCAGAAAAAAGTCCTGATATTGGTGGTAAAGTAACTTTCAACAATGTTCCGTATAGATTTGGAGGTTGGAGAAATATACAAGATAATGGTGAAGAAAGAACAGGGGTTAAACTTTCACCTATTGAAGAAAATGAAAACAACTACCAAAAAACTCAACAAGACACACAGAAAGCACCCTTTTAAAAAAAGGTTAGAAGATAAAAAACATCTTGCTTATGTCAGAACCTTGCCTTGTTTTATACAACGGGCAGGGTTCTATGCTTGTAGTGGAAACATAGAAGCACATCATTTATTAAAACCTGAAAGCGGTATGAGGGGGTTTGGTTTAAAAGCACACGATTCTGAATGCATACCTTTATGTAGATATCATCATTCTTTACTTCATACTAAATACGGTGATGAACATAAATTCTTAAAAAAATATGGATACAGAAAAGATGCGGCAGTTAAATATGCAAAGCAACTTTACGAAGAAAAAGATTCATATATAGAAGAAGAAAACGATCTACCCTTTTAAAAAAACATATATATTATTCCAAAAGGGGTTTACTTTTAAGAAACATTCAGGCATACTGACTTTATAAATTGATAAAACGCCTAGAAAGGCAAGGAAATAAAAATGATAAACTACTTAACTAAAAAAGAATACACAGGTCAAAATATAGAAATATTAATGGCTAGTGGATATGAAGAAGGAGATTCATTCCTTACTTTTAAACAAGCACTTAAATTAGATGGAGTTAGTGGAAAAACTTTAAAAGGTTTAAAAAAATGTGCAACTTTAATGTTTGTTAAAGAATATGAAGATAAAGAAACTGGAAAAATGGTTAAAAAACCAAAATATTTTTCAGTATTTGATGCTAAAGAAATATTAGCAAGAATTGAAAACAACAAGGCATCTTAATTGATGCCTTTTTTATATAAGGAAATAAAATGAAAAAATTAGATTTAATATTAATAGACCCATATGACCAAAGTATTAGCAGAGTTGATATTGATGGTAGCTTAAAATCTATATACGAAGTTCTACAATGTAGAGTTATAGATATTATGAATCTTGGTGAAAACATTGATTTAATAATGGATGATGAAGGTCGTTTAAATAGCAAAAATAGATGGTTTGCATGGGGTGGAAATTCTTTTGCAGGTAGGTGTCTTGTAGCAAGTCATAATGATGATGGTGATACTGATTCATGCCCTTTACATATATCACAAATTAAAAATTTAGATTTTTTAGAAGAAGGATATTCTGAGGAACCATATATGGAGTTTAGAACGCTATGAGAGTTAAGGTAAAAAATACAACCATATACGGAACTTTTATTGGATATGACAAAAAAGGTAAAGTAATAATAGTTGATGAAGAAACAAATAAAATAAAAAAATATAACAAATCACAATTGATAAAAACTTATGAAAAAGGAGAATAAAATGACAAAAAAAAATATAGATGAAATTAATGCAAAAGGTCTTATAGACTTAGCATTAATATTTGCAAGAAATAATAGTAATGAATTTTTTAAAACCGATTTACTAAAACAAACAACATATACACATAAAGATATTGAAACTCTTACTAACAATTATGTGCTTAACAACCTAATAAGTTTGGAGGATAAATAATGAAATATGAAGTATGGGTTTATCTAGAATCAGAGGGTTTTTGGTGGAAGCACATGATTACACCAAACAAACAACAAGCAGAAACAAAAAAACAAAAACTTATTACACAAGGGCATAAAGTAAAACAAAGTATAAATTACATAGGAGTTGATAATGTTTAGCACAAAAGAAGAAATACAAGAATTAAATGATACATTAGGTGAATTAGATTTATGGGAATATAAGACCTCTAAGAGTAAATTAATTGATTTAATAGTAAGGCATGGATTATATAATATAAGCTTAGGACAGACTCCTGAGGTTGTTTTAGAGTCATATATGCAACATTTAGAGGAACAAGAAGTAAATAATTATAAACAAGGATTAATTTAATGAAAAATTTTTTAAAAAAATTAGATAAAACAATAGATAAATTTTATAGACCTTTTGCAAATTGGCTAATTAGTTTAAATACAAAAGAGGATATTGATTGGTTAAACATGCATAACAATATGATTGAGGAAAATGAAAATGAAAGACTTTGAAAAATTATTAAAAGAAAAATTAGAAAAAGATGGTGTGAATAAAGAATGGATGGAAAAACATTTAATTATTGATACTATTACTAAAGAAGATATTGAAGAATTTAAAAAGGGGGATAAAGATGAATGAATTTAATTATGATGATGATGCACCATATAGTGTAAATTTTAACAGGTGGTATCATGCCAATACCATTGAAAGAGAAATGTTTAAAGAAAATAAAATGCCTTTTGATGAAGCTGAACTTACATTTAAAAAGATGTGGGGATATAAACAGCTAGAATCTAAAGTTTTTGTTAATTAAAAAATTATGATTAAAATTTTAAGTGGTAACGATATACAATTTATAAAAAAGGCTATTAGATATATAAATAAGAATAAACAATTAAATCATGCAGATCAGAATAGAGCAGATTATCTTTTAAATAATTTAAGTAACGATGAAAGCTTAAAAATATTTTCTGATATTGTTAAGGAATATGAAAAAACTAAAAACCGTAAAATTGAAGGCGGCTTACATTAATTTTTATTTTCAGAACTATATTTAATATTTAATCCACATAAAGTGCATAGGCGATTCTTTTCGTCTAAGCCTTTTTCTGTAAGTTTATAATTTTGCCCTTCCACTTTTACAAAACCTTCACCAATTAAAGTAGTCAAATTATCGCTAGGAATATCATCACCAAACATAATTGCCAATATTCCACCTAGTCTTTTTGTTTGAGTTTTACTTAATGCCATTTATATTTTTGACCAATCTAATCCTGAAAATAATAATGCTTCTGCTTCCCTTCTTCTTATTAATCCTTGCAATACTTTTCCACCTGCTTTATTCCATCTTTTAATCTGTGCAGGTACTTCTTCGTATTCACCTTTATTTAAAACTTTAATCATAGTGGATGCATTAAGATTTGCACCACCTAAATTAAATGTCCATGATACAAGAGCATCAAATTGATGTTGATGCAGTGGAACTGTAACAGCTTTTTTTACTGCATCTTCGTAAACTTCTAAATCAGTTAATAATATAGAGTCTGCTTCTTCTTGTGTTATTTCTTGATGTTCTTCTACAAATTTTGTATGCCCGTATCCTATAGTCCAAACATCTGCGGCACATTTGTATGATTTAAGTTCGCACCCTTCAAACTTCTTAATAAGTGCTATTCCTTCTTGTGATATTTTCATATTTTTACCCCCATGTTCCGTCTTCTCTGACTTTGGCTGTTTTTTTACCACCCCAGTATTCAACTGCGTGTCCTTCTTGCACGAGGGTTTTACAAATATCTTTTTTACCTTCTGTAAAAGGTGTCGCGAGAATCCGTCCATATTTTCCTTTTCCATGTGATTGAATTACTAATTTATCAGCACATAGTTCTTTTAACCTTTCTTTGGCTTTTAGTCCCAGTGCTTTTTCTTCTAAATTTCTTGTGCGTGATTCAGGTGTATCAATACCTGCTAATCTGCATCTTTGTTTATGTAACTTAACGTCAAAGCCTAAATCTAAAGTCACGTCTATGGTGTCTCCATCTATTACCCTTTCTAGTATAGCGTTATATACAAATGGCGTGACTAATTCAGACATAGCGTTTTATTGCTTGGCTTTCCCTATATTGAGTGCCAATAATTCTAAGATTTTATATAACTTAGCAATCATTGCATCATCTTTAGGTGTTGGAGTTAAAGCACAGATTATGGATGCACCGCAAACAACACCTGTGATAATTCCTAGCCATTCTCCTATCATTCCCATCATATTAATATCTCCTATAATGAATGAATCTAAATAGTAGCAAATTATTTGTTATCTGACACCTTTTCTTTATCTGTATCTTCTTTATCGTATTCTCTGTAAAACTCAATAATATGCAAAGTATCTTTAATATATCTTTTTATTTCTGCCATATTATTAGATAAGTTTTCATAATCTTTTGTTGTTAATGAATAATACGCGGTGTTGGGTGCAGAGCCATTTTCTAAATCAGAAAGGTACTCTTTCATTATATGAGGGGTTAAAATTTCCCAATCAATATCCGCCAAGTTTAATTCTATTGGGAGTGGCGGGTGATATATAGGGGACGGCTCTGCAATCGTTATCACTTCAACAGGTTTAGTTTGCGTTGGTATCATAGAACACGCTGTGAAGTAGAAAAGGGTAAGACTAGCTATTAGTAGATTCTTCATCAAACTGGTTAGGGTTAGTTAGTGTTATTAAATCTTCTTTTACTTGCTTAGTACCTTTATTAACTATTTTTTCTATAAGTTTAGGTTTAGCTAAAGCAAGATTATCAAGATCATGTTTTGCAAAAGTATTCTTTAGTTTATTTACTTCTCGTTGTGATTCTCTATTTTTTTCTGTAAGAATATTTAATTGTTCTTGATTTTGTTTTTGTTTTGCAAGGTGTTGCTTTATAGATTCGTTTTGTTGCTCTATTGAGTTTTCTAAAGCTATTTGGTTACCTTTTAGAACTGATATTTGATCTAAAAGCCTATCAATGTACCAAGCACTTCCTGATGCTGTGACAAGCAACAGACCACCTAGTATTAATGATAATTTAAATCCCATGTATACACCTGTAATTTATCTTTTTTGCCTTTAGCTTTTATTGGTTTTAAAGGTATCAAATTAAATTCTATACCATTTTGTGTTGATTGACCAATTAACAAATCTACACCTGCATTTTTTGTTCCTGATTCTAATCTAGCGGCAACATTAACTGCATCACCTATAGCTGTGTAATCAAATCTATTTTCACTCCCCATATTTCCAATAATTGCATATCCAGTATTAATGCCTATGCCTATGGTTACTGGTTCAATATTTTGTTTTGCAAGAAGTATATTTAGTTCATGCATATTTTTTTGTATATCTAACGCACATTCAAAAGCTTTTTCTTCATGGTTTTCTAGATCTAATGGTGCATTAAAGATAGCCATCATGGCATCACCAATATATTTATCTACCATTCCTCCGTGTTTTTGCACTGCTTGTTGTTGTGCGGTTAATGCTTTATTCATTATGTATGTAACTTGTTCAGGTTCTAATTTTTCAGATAGTGCTGTGAAACCTCTTACATCTGTAAATAAAAATGTTGCATATTTTTTTTCTCCACCAAGTTTTAAAAGTTCAGGATTATCTTGTAATTTTTTAATTTGTCTTGGATCTATATAATGTTCAAATTGTTTTTTTATTTCTTGTCTTAACCTGTACTGTTCTCTGAACCTTATATAAAAAGCTATAGAGCCTGTAATAAACTGTGAAATTAGTGACCAAGTAACATCAACCAATAATCCTCTGTGGATAAGTCCATAACCTGTATAAGCTGTGCATAACATTATTAAGATAGCTGTTGTAATACCCCAAGTTATACCTAAAGCGTTTAATACAAGCCATATTAGACTTACTGTAAGCAAAAATATAAGTATTTCTAAAGCTATAGCCCAATCAGGTATATATGGGCTATCTTGTATTAAGATTGATTCTGCTAAAGCTGTTTGAATTTTATGTGGTTCTAGTAAACCTACAGGAGTAGCTATTTGTGGCATAACACCATTAGCTGTAACTCCTATAAATACAAATTTACCTTCTACATTCATTTCTTGTAAGTCTGTTTGTGGAGTATCTACCCAACTTATCCATTTTCTACCAAGACTATCAGTTTTAACTGGTGGTATTCCTCTAATTGATATTTCCTCTATACCATTATCATTAGTTTTTATAATGTAAGTTCTTACATCAAATAATGCTTTATATATTTGTGTGCCAAATGAAGGTATCCATTCATTTTCAGGTGTGCTTACTAAAAGGGGTATTCTTCTAACCAGTTGATCTATTTCAGTGGGAGCAATGGCTAAACCCTGCAATGTAGTATTTGATAAGGTGTTCAGGTTTTCCTTGACTCCCATACTTACTATACCACTAACATCATTGCCTTTGACAACTGTTCCTGTAGATTTAGGGTAATTGTTTTTGCCATCTTCAAACATAGCGATTACAGATGGTGCATAGCCTAATGTAGTTGCAAAGACCTTATCTCCACCCATTCTATCTGCTTGTGGAAAGGACATAACCCAACCAACCCCAATAGCACCACGATTAATAAGTTCTACTTGTATTTCTGCTAATCGTCTTCTTGGTAGAGGATAACCACCTTCGTTTTCTATATCTGCTTCTGTAATATTTAGGATTACAAAATTTCCTGATGGTTCATATTTTTTGACTAAAGCATCAAATGTTCTTAGTTTTATTATTTCTGTAGGTGTGCTTTGAAATATAAGCGGTAAAGATAATATTAATAATATTGGTACTATAAGTTTTTTCATTATTCGCTTTGCGTAATTGTAATTACAGAATCACTTCCACCATTAATTTTTATAACATTAGATACACCATCTTGAATAATGATAAGGGTATAGGCATCATCACCATTTAAATCTAATCTAGCAGTATTGTTTACATTCCTTCTCAGACTTACAACATTACCTGCTATCAAAGTTGTGATTTGTGTTTCTGTATCTTGACCTATTTTTGTTCCTTGTATATCAACACCTCCTACTACAGCTAAAACATCTTCTTGTTTGCTTACTGCAAGTGCATCTAAGACATTTAACAAATCTTCAAGATAGTTAGTATCAAGATAATTAATATCTAATTCTGTGAACTCTAATTCATCTTGACCAAAAAAATCTTCATCAAGATAATCAATATCTAAATCATTAAAATCTAAAATATTCTGTTGTGAATCTTGTGCAACTTCTTCTGTAAAACTTAGTTCTTTTTTGGGGGGTGTCACTATTAGCATGTTATCAATAATATCTAATGTTAAATCTAGGATTACTGGTTCACTTGGTTTAGATTCAAAGACATTTACTGTGGTGGCTTGAAATGGTTTATTAAGCAAAACTGTACCCATAGCAGTAACTACTTCTATCTCACCACTAGACAAGCCGAGAGCATCAGGGAGCAGTATTATCAATGACCTTCCTAGTTCATCTACAGTAGCTGTAAAATCTGTACCTCTGATTGCGATATTTGCTGTAGGTGTTTTAAGTTTTATATTTTGTTTATCTATTCTATTAAGATTGCCTGTAATAAATCTTGCTGTGCCTAATCCAAAGGTAAGAGCCATCTTTGATTTAGATGGGTCAGGGTCATAGATATATTCATCTATTAAGAGTTGTGAGTGTTCAGTTAGTTTGACTGTAGAATCGTCTAAAAACTTAATAGCCATTCTTCCATTAGAAGTAATAGCTTCATCATTGCTTTGTATAGCAAATTTTAGATTTGCATTATAGGGTTTATCTCTTATTATTTGTGCTGAACCATTTAGTTCAGATATATCACCAATATCAACAGCCTGTGCTTGTACCTTGATCGTTTTGGATAACACAAACAGTAGAAGAAGAATTACCACCCACTGATATGATTTTGAGCCAGTCATTGTCCTGTGTGCTTAATTGTTGAATATTAAATGTTCTTTGACCACCTGTATGATCTAAATAGAAATATCCACCTGCTGAAGCATTAACACCAGTACCTGTATAGGTAACTGTATTGTCAGAACCATCAATATCCATATAGTTAGTTGCACCATCAATATTTATGTTTGATGTGATCGTATTATTAGAACCTTGAATAATCCAATCTAAGTTAAGACTTGCCGCTAAAGCAGTAGTTCCTTGATTCAACGTAAATGTATTAGAAGCACCAGTAACTGCAACATTATGATCAGAACCATCAGCACCAAAACTATTAGTTGGGTCTACTTGGATAGTAAAAGAATTAGTTGAGCCAGTAAAATTATACAAACCTGTAAAGTTATCAGCGTATATATCACCTAAAAATTTATTGGTAGCACCAATCATATTGATATCTAGTGTCATGCTATTACCATCTAGATCAAAGGGTGTAAGATCACCTGCTGTTGTATTTAGACCACCTATGATATTAGATATACCTAATTGTTCTAAATCTATATTTGCACCTGTTCCTGATTGATCTACATATATTTCGTTATCAGCCGCGTATGTTGGCAAGACAATCATCATCGCAATCAGGCTTAGTAATTTCAGTTTCTTCATATTTCCAAAAACTCCTATCGTATCCGATATTTATAAGTTCCAAGACTGCACCTTCTATAGCTTTCATCAATGCAATCGTTGTTGACTCGTTTCTTGAATTACCTAATTCAATTTCTACGAGTTCAGTACCCATCTCTATGAATCTAAAAACATCTTCTGATTTACCATAACTAAATATGGTTTTTTGGCTTAATACTTCTATAAGTATCTCACCTGTTGCAACTGATACCATACGAAGACTAACTGTTATATTGTCTTCTCTGTATTGAATGCTTTTACCTATTCCTAGATACCTAGCACCAACACCACCAGTTGACAAGTTACTATCATAGCTTATTACAGCACCTTCTAGCAATACACCTGCAAAGAGCAGTGGTGGTACGTTCTTTTCTTCACCATCTTTTGCAAATTGTTCTCTTGCTGATCTAATAAGTTGTCTTTCTTTTGTTAGGTTATCTAAGCCAACCCTTTCTACTACTCTAAAAAATTCACCATTACTAGAATGTTTTAATGCTCTTATTAATAATGTGTAGGGTGCTTGTGTTACAGCAGTAGAAAATAAAGCAAATTCACTGTTACTTTTTCTTTGTCCTGTTTGATCTGTAAATGCTGTGGGATATACAGCTACTATAGGTTGTACTAAAGGTTTCTGTACATTAGCTAATTCTTTAGAATGAAGTTGATCAATTCTTACTATGTCGTTATTTGCTCTTTGGTCGTATGTATCTTCATACTGGTCAAAAATTGAACAACTAGAAAGTAAAAGTACCGATAGGAATCGTAATTTCTGTGACTGTGCCATCTGCTTCTGTTATTTTTAGGGTTAATGTTACGCCATCACTTGTATATTCTATTATATTTCCTTCTAGTTCAATAATTCCTGAATCAGAAGGTGTTTCACCAAATAAATTACTAACAAGTTGTCTTGAAAGTTCAGCATAGACTCTACTTTCTAAGTTACGCATAAATCTAGCTAAAGTACTATTTTCTTTTTCTCTTTCTATTTCTTCTTGTAAGGCTTTGATTTCTTCTTTAATAGTAAGCTTACGATTAAACTCTTGATTTTCTATAGTTAGATAATGACTAGATGTATTTATGCCATTAAAAGATGGTGATTTAAACTTATGTACTATTTGATCTGCTGTAGCACTTTGTATAAATATTCCTAAAATAAGAATTATGCCTATTATAGATACCCATTTGATAATAGTATCTTTTTCAGCTTCTTCTTTTCTTCTAAGTAGTTCAGCTTTACTTGGTCTACCTCTTTTTTTCTTAATCTTTTCTTTGGTCATCTCTATCCGCCTTTGCAATTTTACTGCTATCTATTAGTTGTGGGACACCAAGAATAGTCTTAATAAGAGTATCTTGTCGTATGATCTCATTGTCTAAACTTCGCACCCTATCAATTAATGCTACCAAAATACCATGTTGGGAATCAAGTTTTGTGCCTAGTCTATCTTCAATAGCAGATATTTGTTCTGCTACTTTTTGATCTACAACATCAAGTTTAGTTTCCATACCATCAACAATACGCATGATAAGTTTATAAATAAACCAACCAAGTCCAAGTGAAGCGGCAATAGGAAATCCAACCTCTTGGATTATCTTTATTGCAGAATCCATCTACTTAGATTTTTTCTGTTTTACTTCTTTTAGTAATATTGATAAAAGTCCATTCTTGATACTATGTGACTCAACACTTCTTGATTTGCCATCAAGGTTGATTTTTTCACCAACCTCAATAACATTCTTCATCTGTATTTCGTTATCTTTAACCCAAGCCAAGAATTTATCTTTATCTACCTTTACTGTTGCTTTTTCCCACATATTAAGCCCAAATTGCAGTACAGATAGTTTGAACTAGAGCATCTTCACCTGTGACATCATCAGTACAATTAAAGTGTTTTACTTTAGTAGCTGTAACTGGTAAATCAGCGTCATCAGAATCATCAAATACATCATTATAAACCACCATTACTGTAGGTTTAGTTTCAGATACTGTTTCTGAGTCAGAATCTACCAAAGGATAGGTTTCTACTCTTTGTACTGTTCTTGTTAATGTTATTGCCATTTTATTCTCCTATAAAGTTGTTATTATAAAACTTAGTAATTCATTATATCTTACACCAAGTCTTGTTTGTTCTACACCATCATCATCAGTCCAAGTGCTAGATATAAACATACCATAATCACTTGCATCTAATCCTTCTGCTTCAAATGCATCTTGTAAGTCTTGTGCTATAACTCCAAAATGATATCTAGCTGTTTCATCAGAATCAGAATTATCATCTTTTTCTGCTACTGAATCTTGCCATCTAAATCTTCTTATTAAACCTTTACATGCTGTAGCTACTCTTTGCTCTGCTTCTGTTAAGGCTTGTATGTCTTGTTTTAAATTTCTATCAGAAGTTTGGATAGTGCCATTGGTTGCATAGATATCATCAAATCTTACTGATGAGCTTCCAAGATCAATACCATTATCACTATCTGCACCATGTTCATTACAAGGTAGAATAGCTTTATAAGTAATATAAGATTCAAATTTAAGACCAGTGCTAAAAGTTGCTATAAATATATTAGATTCTGTTTGATCTACATGACCTATTTGACCTATA